GCCGACACTATGGAAAGGAGAGCCAAAGGATGACCAAATAATAAACAAGATCATAATAATGTAATGGATAGCATCTACGTTACAAATTACTTTACCAATGGAATAGAAAGTAGCTTTATTTTGGCTGCTTTCTTTTTTCTTTTGTTAGCGTTTGTGACCAGTAAGTGGTTTCAGTTTACCATTAGAGATATAGAATCGGAACGTACACCATTAGAAGTATCTTGGAAGTTTTGGTGGCTGGACAATTACAATTCCGTTATTTCTTTTTTCTTAATGTGCTTTCCTATTATAGTTTTCACAGAAGATTTAGTTCATTGGCTGGGGTTAAACTTTTTACCGGATGCGATGAAGACCGAGAATCCAATGTATATCTATTACATTTTCGGTTTATCATTTAGTTGGGTGCTGGAAGTAATATTGAAAAAAGCAAAACTAATTAGAAACGCACAAAAATAGGTGTATGGACAAAGTAATTATCAGCGCAATATTATTGATTCAAGCGTTTCAAACGGAAAGTTTTAAAAACAAGATAGTAGATGTCTGCTTGACTATTTCAACTGGTATGGGTGTTTATTTTACTTTACCTTTTCAAATCAGCACTAACTTTTACGCACAAGAGATTTTCCGAAGCATCACGAGTATATTCACTGCTATTACCATTTTGGTAATTTCTTTATTTATCCGCAGATGGTGGAGTAAACGATTTAAATGAGATTAATCAAGCGCATTTTTATTCATTGCTCTGCTGGTTTTGGCGATGTAGAAAGCATCAAACGACATTGGAAGTCTATTGGCTGGAAGTCAGTTGGCTATCATAGAATAATAGCTGAAGATGGCGAAGTGTTCCAGTTAGCACCATACGAAAATATCACTAACGGAGTTAAGTATTACAATAGCACAAGCATTCACATTTGTTATATTGGGGGAGTAGATAAGGCAAACGTACACAAGGCAAAAGATAGTCGCACAGAAGCGCAGAAAGAAGCCTTAATATGTGAGATTGATAATGCTTTGCTATACCTTAAACAATTTCAAAGCATAGATAATGTTCAAATATTAGGGCATAGGGATATATCAGAAGATAAAAACTTAAATGGCAAGGTGGATAGCTGGGAAAGGATAAAAGAGTGTCCGAGTTTTGATGCGATACCCGAATATTTACACCTAATAGAAAAATACAAATAATACATTATATTTAAAGCGTGAAATTACACGAGTTAAAAGAAAAGCTAAACAATTTAGAACTAAAACAATACGATGGTATGCACTTGGATAGCGGTACTATCTTAGATGCTGAAAAATTCGTACAAAATCACATATCTTTTTTAGAAGCCAACGCAGGTAATATTACTTATATTTGTTATTACGATAGGCTGCTTGAATTCTACCAAAAAACACAAAACAATGAACTGTAAAAACGCATTAAATAGTTACCCAAGACAGAAGAACGAAAGCAATAATAAATGGTTCAAGCGAGTAGCTGAACTTACTGGCTTACATCACAAGAGCCTTAATAAGTATTTTTATACCCATAGAGATTTTGTTGAAACTCAAAGAAAATACGACAAGCAAGGCAATGTCATAAGCAGAGTTGAAAAGTTGCAACAATCAAATTTAGTAGACGTTCCCGATGGCTTGGAGTTGTCAAGATTAAGCACCAATGTTACTACTGGGCAACAATGGCAAATCTACACTAAAGAAAGCCAAAATAAGGCACTTTTTAAGCTAAATAAAGACTTAATAGAGCAAACACTAAAGGAATGTAATTTAAAGGCTTTAAACGTGCCTAAAATCACACCTACAAGCAATAAAGTATTAAAGGTAACTTACACAGATGTTCACGTTGGCTTAAACATTACCGAAAACTTATACGGACTGCGACAATGGAACGAGTTTCAGTTAATGGATGCACTCCAAAAAATAGTTTACTATGTAGGCGAACAGTTTAACGGACAATCAAAAATAATAGTAGCTGACTATGGCGATTTTATGGATGGGTGGGATGCAAAGACCACAAGAGGCGGTCATATACTTGACCAAAATATGAGTAACGAGGAAGCATTCAAAGTAGGTGCGCAGTTTAAGATTGAATTAGCCAAGCGATTAGCAAAATTTGGAGTACCATTGGAGTTCTATAATGTCACTAATGATAACCATTCTGGATCATTTAGCAAAATAGTAAACATTCACGTTAAAGAAGTTTTAAGCTATTTACTCCCAAGCGTAAAGTACGAGATATTTAACGACTTTATCAGCCATTACTTTGTGGGGAATTGGTGTTTCATTTGCAGTCACGGAAAAGATGAAAAGCACTTGAAGTATGGATTTAATACGAAGCCAGATGATAAAGCAAAAACACACATAAATCGCTATATTGACAAGCACGACCTGCATAAGTATCGTATTGTGTGTGAATTTGGCGATAAACACCAGTTAATTCGTGATACCAGCCACGCTAAATTTGAGTATAATGTTTATTGGGCATTAAGTCCAGCATCCGACTGGGTGCAGACAAACTTTGCAGATGGGCGCAGAGGTTTCTGTATTGAGGAGATAGCCGATAATTTTAAAACCTTTACAAGTGTACAATTATGAAAAAACTACTATTAATCATTCTATTATTTGGAGTAAGCCAAGCGCAGGTCAACAAAAAGAAGTTAAGAAGCAATCTCCACGACTGCGAAAGGGCATTATCAGCGTGTTTAAGCGCAAAAGATACGATAAGTGATACAATCTACATCTATACTGCAAAAGAAGCCGTAAAAGTGGCTAAACAAGTCGAGAAGACTAAACGCAAAGTCAAAGTCCAGGAAACCAAGCAGAACAAATCGAATAATAAAACCGATGTAAAGACGGATTGGTTTTTAAACTTGATGCAAGGAATGACACGAATGACCGCTATACTAACTGCTGGTGGCTTTGTTGGTGGTGGTGTAGTCCTTACAAAGTTATTACAAGCGGCAAAGGCTAAAATAAGTTGGCTATCTTGGCTACCTATTTAATGTGCATAAAAAAACAAAAAACATAATTTAAAACGACTTATCTTTACGACTCTATGACGCCCTACTCTGGGCATTCATTGTTTTTGTTTTGGTGCGCATCGTAACTGGTGCGCACTTTTTTTTAATTATTTTTATTTTTTTTCTTTTCAAATTCTTTTTTTAATAAAATACTTGTATATTTGTATTGTCAATATGACGAAACATAAACAAAACACAATGAAAAATTTATTACAACTTTTAAAAGACAATCAAATCGTAGAACTTTCAAACGATTTAGATATTTTTGAGATTAAGTTTTCTCCAATTCGAAACCTTTTTATATTAGAGAAAAATTCTGCGGTTATAAAAACTGCTAAAAGCTTTTCTGTGATAGAAAACTTATTGCCAAGCGATTTGGAATTAACTGATATTTTTTAATTTTAAAACTTAAACAAAATGATAAACCAATTAAAAGCAGAACGCAAAAGACAAAAGATTAGCAGAGCAGTAATAGCACCTAAACTTGGGGTTACCGAAGCTACATTATTTAACTGGGAAAGTGGCAAGAACGACATCACATTCGGCAAGTTCTTGGATTATGCCAAGCTTCTCGGAATAGAGGTAACTATCGAATTTGAGAACAAGCAGAATAACAAAGTAAACCAATCGTTAGAAGTTGTTAATCGACTAACTGAATTAAAGCTACCTAAAAGCCTTAATGACCGAAACGAGTTAGACGGCATTTACACTAACACTTATTTCGAATGCGAAAGTTTAACGGATGAAGAGATAGAGATTTCATTATGCTTTAATGATTTAGATGTTTGGTTTGATTATGTTATAGAGCGTGATGCAGTTATTGAGCATTTTTACACCACTAATAGCCAATATGAGGCGTTAGTTGATATGGACTATTTAGCACATAAACAAGCGTGGGTAAGCTACGAGGAAATAGAGTTAGATTATGAGGAGATTTTCAACTATTTAGTACGAACTGGAGAGATAGCAAATTACTTACAATATCAAATTGAGGAATGAAAATAAGAAGCACAGTTAAACCAGATATTCGGTTAAGTTTTAACGACTGGATCAAATACATTAGAGAAGAATTAAAAAAGAACTACACTAAAAAATAAGACAATGATCAAATTACCAAAAATTCAAGACCTTTATTTAGACAAAGAACAAGCGCATAAAAATGATGCACTCCAAACTTTATTAAACTCACAACCCAAAGAAGAATGGGTTAAATCGCATCCGTACATAAAAGGATATAGATATTTACCTATTGATAAAATTGAGTTTCTTCTTCAAAAGATATTCAAAAAATATCGCATTGAAATACTGCGAGAGGGCGTAAGTTTTAACGGAGTTTATGTAGTAGTTCGAGTGCATTATTTAAACCCAGTAACAAACGAAATGGAGTTCCACGATGGGATAGGTGCGAGTCAATTACAAACATCAAGAGGAACTACTCCGGCGCAATTAGAAAATATAAACAATGGCGCATTGTCAATGGCTTACCCGATGGCAAAGACAATAGCTATTAAGGATGCGTGTGACCATTTTGGAAATTTGTTTGGTGCTAATTTAAACCGAAAAGATACGCTTAACTATTCTATTGACGAAACGCTAAAATCAAGAGATTGGAAAGCAGAATTAGAGGCAGAGAACTCAATTACTGGCTTAAACGAAATATGGCGTGAAATGTCCGAGAATGAGCAGGTAAGATACAAGCTATTGTATACTGAAAGGCTTAACGAATGTGGCTTGAGTTAATTATTTTAAACTTTTTTTTATTTTTTTTAACCTACATAGTAAAAAATTAAAAAAGTCTTTGTAGATTTGGGTATCGTTAACAACAAAACAAAACACAATGAAAAATTTATTACAACTTTTAAAAGAAAATCAAATCGTAGAACTTTCAAACGATTTAGATATTTTTGAGATTAAGTTTTCTCCAATTCGAAACGTTTTTATATTAGAGAAAAATTCTGCCGTTATAAAAACTGCTAAAAGCTTTTCTGTGATAGAAAACTTATTACCAAGCGATTTGGAATTAACTGATATTTTTTAATCACAAAACAAACACAATGAAAAAAGCAGAAATTTACACAATCGTAAGAAAAGGTCAACACTACGACACCAACGACCAAAGGTTTTATGAGTATAGTTGGGAATGCACCAAAGATTCCAAAGAATATCTGGAGATGCTTATTAAGAACGACCCAAGAAAATTTCAAGACTGTTCAATAATTGCTAACGCTTAAAACAAAAACAATGAATTTTGATAACTACATATTCCGCAGTCATATGGTCGGTAACATTATATCTGTGCCGAAGCCATTAACACCTAACCAAGCAGAAACGCTTGAAGACTATCGCAAACGTCAAGCTGGGGAGGGTAGACCATTAACAGAGAATCAGCTTAAGACTTGGCATTCATTAGAGCATAAGCACAACGAAAGCCAAACGTATAAGCTAACAGATACTGCCAAACGCATCTGTACAGATTTAGTCTTTGAGGCTCGTACTGGGCGCAGATCTAAACTTGAAACCAAGTACTTTGACAAGGGTATTGAAAAAGAAAAAGATGCACGAGATTTGGTTAGCGAAGTATTGGGCAGACCATTCACTAAAGACGATGAGCGCAGAGCGAATAGCTGGGTAACTGGCAAGCGTGACATCCAAGACGATAACGTAATCATTGACATCAAGACATCGTGGTCGTTTGAGTCATTTAATAAGCACTTACTTGATACACCTAACGAGGTTTATTTGCGCCAATTAGACTGTTATATGGACTTATGGGACATTAACGATAGCTTACTTTGCCACGTTCTTGTTGACACTCCAGCAAAGCTAATAGACGATGAGATACGCAGACTTGACTGGAAGTACAATATCACAGATATGAACGGAGATGTGCGTGATGAGTTTATAGCCGATGTCGTGGAGTTGGTTTGTAACCATATCTTCACGAGAAAAGGACTTGATGAATACTGCCTACAATCCAGCAACGTTCACATAGAGTGGTTTGCAGACTTTAACGAGATACCAGTAGCGGAGAGGCTTCATATGATACCTCATTCATTTGATAAGCTACGCATCCAGCAACGTAACGAGTGCATTACATTGGCTCGTGAGTATATGAACACAATTAAACCTATTAATAACATTATCAAACTTTAAAAAACAAAACAATGACAAGAGCAAAAACCGAATCCTTTATTCAAGGAATCACAGATGGCACATTTCAAGGAGATGCTGCCACGATTTACAACCTTATCAAAGATAAGCACGTTATGACGTTACCAGAAATATCTGTAATTTTAGACAAATCACTAAACCAGTTTAGCGGCAGAATTTCTGAGTTACTGGATGCTGGATTGATTAAAGAAATGAAAGGTGCAAAGTACAGTCTATTCCGAATAACTCAAAGCGACCAAGAACGCTATGAATGCGCCAAGATGCGACACGATGAAAAGATTGAAAAGCTACGCAAAAAGGCTGATGAGTTAGGA